CGACTATAGAGCTGCCATAGCTATATTTATCCTCAGGCCACTGCATACCCAAAGAAGAAAGGAATTCCTTCATATGAGGGAAGCGCAATTTCTCGACCTGGTCGTCGCAGGCAAGGAGCACATCATCACCGCAAAGTGCCAACTCAGAATGATTCTGCAAGTCGCGGAGTGAGTAACCACATCTGTAAGCGTGGGTCAAGAAAATGGCCAAGGAGACGAGGGTGTTGTCTTCCGTTGTAGTGGGGCTACCACTGGGCATTCCACCTTTCTTCCTGTAGACTTCACCATTGGAACTGACAACACAGGTGAAAGACAAAGTGTCAAAGAACAATTGCAAGATTCGACGAGTCAAATCAGTCTTGTGTTCATCAGCATAAGCCTCCCACCTCAATTCCCAAACAAGTCTCAGCAGTTCAGCAGGCACAGTGGAATCATAGGCTGTAGCATCACGCTCCTCAATGTAGCCAAATCTTTCGAAACGGCCTGCGAGCTTAGAACAGCCACCCATCCACTTAGACCAGCCTATTCCAGAACCCCAAACATTGTGCATGCGCTGATTGAAGTCATGACAATACTGCTTCATCAAAATTGCGATTTCAGCAGGTGGTTGACAAATCGTGCGCGTGCGCTTCTCGGGTTTCTGTGGTTCGACTTTTGGGAACTCCTCCCACCAGGTCTCATTGTCAAGGAACCAGGCCTCTGTGTCTTCTCGGTCATAATGAGCTAGAAAAGCTCCTTTGTCCTCCAGACGCCATTTGCCAGGTAACCTTTTCCATGGGAGACCAGAGCTAGAAGTGTCATCAATTTCGCATTGGTCCACAGGGAGTATTTCGCAACCAAACACACCAGCCTCGACCAACAACCTTCGGAGCATATCTTTCACTGCGTTCCTTTCCCTCGGACTTGAGAACTGCCATTTTGTGGTGTCAAACCACTTGTCTTCACGGCTTTCTTCGAGAGAGCTCTCATCCTTCGGCTGTGATTGGCAGCCAGTTTCAACGCTTCCGGGGTTAGATCCCGCAAGAGGCTTTGAAAAGCGACTTTTGTTATCTTCCCCTCTGAGGAAGTGGGTTTGTTCTGGCCATCCAACAATGCCTGAGTTTCGGACAAAATCGAGCTTAACTTTTTTGAAGGGGGCACCTCCACTAGTCCAGCCTGACCACCGTCCGTCTTCTGGGGTGCCGACTGTTTCGTAGATGTAATCGTAGTTGACACCTTCGGAATAGGGCTCATCATCGTCACTAAGTCCGGGTTCGAGTTGTGTTCCGCAGCTACTCTCAACGCTGCCGAGAGAGCTGTCTTGTCGATCAAAACTTTGTTCTGCACCACCACTGGTTCCGACCTCGACTCCAAAAGAAGAGTGGAGTCTTCGTCCGCTTGAGTCTTCGTCACTGCGATCAATGGAATGTAAGGAGTATGCATCACATCCTCCCCTTGAGAGCCAGTGTCCTTCGTCGTGTAGTCGTTCGAAATCGCTTTCGACTTCATCTCGACATGTTCGCCTTCGCAGGCATTCTTCGTCAAGACCGCGGTCGAACACATGACATTCACTTGTTGTCGCCCCAGGCTGGCTGGGGCCAAATCTTTTAAATCAACTTGTGCATAGTCAATATCTTTGCGAATATCTTTAACAACCTGCGACGTGGACTCAAAGCTCAAATCAGGGAAGTTGACATGCTTCTTAGTGCGTGATGGGGCACCTGCGTACTTGGCGTACGCACGCTCCTCCACATCCATTTGGTGCTGCGACTTCCTTATGCGGTTAGCCGTTTCTCTGCCATACTCATCGTCTTCTAGTTCTTCAAGACGGCGATCCACATCCTCGTAACGATTATGCGATTGAGCAAATTCATTAGCGCGCATCTGTGCACGGGCTCGGTCCCTAGGCTTCCTATCGACCTTGACATAATTATCAATTTCAAATATGGCTTCCTTTTCCTTCCAAGCACCATCAACACCTTTATAGCGCTTCATGAACTTACGACCTTTCGCACTTTCAACGTCAGCAGGGGAGAAAGTGTACAAAATTTTGTCATCATAATTAGTCTCAGTAGCGTCAGATTTAACAAGAGAGTACAGACCAGTTTCCTCGTCATAACCGACTTTGCAGTCGTTCAGCTCTTCTGTCAAAACTTGAAACACATAAGACCCATCAGTATTACGCATTTTGTTTTTCTTCCTCCTCTCAGCTTTCTGCCTAGCCATCTGTATCTGTTTTCCAAGATTACCGGCTTCAGCATAGACGTTCAAGGACAAGGCTGTGTCGTTATCATGATGAACGGGCGGGCGCGACACAAAATCCCTCATAGGGAGACAGTACGCACCAAGCGGCCCACTAGAGAGGACGGCAATGTTAGTGGTTTCGTATGATCCAAGATGGACACCAAACACACGACCATTGTTGTCAAGCATAACAGAGCCACTGTCACCTTCAGACATGCATCCATAGTACCACACTACGTCTACATGACTTTCTGGCTCATCAGCTAACTGTAGCACAATTTCCTCAGACTTGGTCTTTTCACAGCGATGTAGTCTACCATCCTTCAGTGCCCAAAAATTATTGGGTAGCGCAATGTCAGTCGCAATGGGAAAGCTAGGTGCGTTTGGGGGAATCACAACTTCCATAACACACACACCACCAACGCGAGCTAGCACTTGTTTGATTTTAAGATCAACCCAGACCTTATCAACAAGCGCCTGCCACACATAGTCAGTAGGCAACCCGGCAAAGTGGTCGGTCGTCACAAGTTTTCCCTTAACGAGAGCGCCACGGCAAATAAGCCGGTCGCTCCACACGAGGGATCTAGCGACAGCACGAATCTCAGTGCCAAGAATGTTAGGAGTTTCAGTGAACCCAGGACTACGAGCCTCAAGATTGAGTTTCGGTCCTTTCTCACCAACGCCAGCACATCCAGCGACGATCCTCGCTTCCAACTCATTCATCCGTAATGTCATAACAGCCAACTTCGCTTCCACGATATACACATGGCTGACAATCTTATGTAGGAAAAAGATAGCAACCAAGAAGGCAATCGTCATAATGAGAATAGCCACATTTTGTGTGGTAATAATCTCATAGGCTTCAGTGACCATCTCGGTATACAGCGCAGTAATCGGGGGAGCCAAAGTAGTCACGACTGAATAGTACGCTGACGACGCACTCTCCAAGATAGTCTTCTTGGGAAAGCGGGGCGCAGCATC